ATTACCACAAACCGTAATCCTTTTGTTCTAGCCATTTCAGGGGTTGCACTATTACTAGCGGACCTCGTACCAGTAATTAGTGATACAGATAATCCACCGGCATAATCCCCTAAGACTAGTTGCATCAATTCAATAAGTTTTGATTTACCATTACCACCAGATCCGGTCCAAATATAGAAGCCTTCATCACGGTTTTCACCCGATAAACATTTTGATAAGAATCGTAAAGCATATTGCCTAACTTCATCTATCGGTATAATTTGTTGAATGAATTCTAATAGATCAGATTTTAAGGTATCATAATTAGGAATATAGTTAGATATTGTATTTTGAAGGTTAGATATTTTTATAGGTAATTCTACATCTCCAATATCTAATGAATAGTCCGTTGATTTAGTAACATAATCTTCTGGTCGACCTTCTCTTAATATTCCTTCTTTTAGATCTACAACACCATTTTCAAACCCTATTAAATTAAGATCTGCATCAAACTTTTCGGCTATACCTTTCTTATAAAATAGATTTCGTAAACTATTAATTAGAGTGGTTACATACGCATCTTTACATAATTTCATTTTGATGTTCATTATATTCTTTAACCATCGCCCTTCTTTAGTTTTACCATCTTGAATATCTTGACGTTCATCATCAGATTCAGCCTTATCCATTGCTTCTTCTTTTTTCTTAACATATTCAGATTCATATTCATGGTAAATATTCCGAACCTTTTTGTGAATAGACATTCTAAGTAAAGTTCCTTCTAATGTTTTTTCCCAACGAATACCATTAAAATAATACCACTCATCTTTTACATTCATAGATATATACTCATCTTCAAAATATTTATGAATGACTTGTGCTATGAGGAAATCCGCATCAGTTCCATTTACAACTGAATTATGAACGTATGATTTAACACTTTCACGTTTTACTTTATCAAACAATTCTTCATTATCTTCTTTAGCCCATTTAACTAAAGATCCTATTCCGTATTTAGGTCCATTGTATTGACTCGTAGCATTCAGTGTCCATTGTCTATCACAACCAGAAGGATCGTATGAATCTGATAAACTACTGAATTGTTTCCATTCGTTTAGTAAATTATGGTTAATGTTGTGGATACAAAACCCCACACTTAACCATGAATCATATTCTGTAGCCCGTTTTTTAGATAAACATTTAACTAATCCTTTTACATATTTTAATTTATCTTCTTCCACAATCTTATAAGGATTAATTACATTATTATGGTCAACATAATAAGACGCATACACATCTGTGCTATTCGGAACTCCTTCGTTAACCATATTACTAGTATTATTTGTTGCCTTGTTTTTAAGTTTATTTATGGTATACTCAGTATACGCTACATTTTCTTTTAATCCATCTCTAAACATACTCATTTCAATCATTAAACGTTCATCATCGTATAAACTACCTGGTCCAATAACTAAAGCTGGGTTAGTCTGTTCAGCCGATCCATGGGACATTACAAATACATATTCTAATTTATAGGCTTCTTCGCCGACTTTATGACATCCATACGGTTGCCACCGACTAAATTTTCCATCCATTAATGTTCCGTCTAAATTAGATGGTTCAACAGGACAATTATCTCTAAATATTTGGAACATAGTTTCTTGGTTTTCGTCTATTACATCTATCAATACTTTGTATGCATCATGAGATAGAATTATTTTTGGATATAATAGATGGATCCCATCTTTACTTTGATAGTCTCCTTTAGAACACGGATAAGGTTTACTCTTACCCATAATATAAACATCGTTGTATTTAATTTCATCATCGATATCAATGACTTCGCTAATACACATCCATAAAAATTCTGTTAAATGTTTTAAACAAGATAAATTATATTGTCTATCTGTTAATGTATCTTTGTATTTTATATCAATATCTAATATGAGGGGGTGAAATTCTCCGATAGTCTCCGTAATAGGTTGTACGGTTTCTCCTTTTTTAATAGCTTTCCTAATTAATTTATAGAATAATTTATATTCATTTTTAGGAATCTTCCATTTACCTCCACTCATAGACGTATGAGTAACATTTTTAGAATCATTTGTTTTGCAATGTTCTAAAAATTCAACCAACCCCATAATATACGATACTTATATTTTAATTTTTAAATCAAATTTATATATCCATAAATTATAATGTTATCTCAATATTAGACGATAAACTATATAAAAAATTTATATTTTGCTAATCTTTAAAATTACTAGATTTTTAAATGGCTTCTATTTATTTTGGATAATCTAAAATATTGATTTAAAAAATTACCGTATAGTAAATATAAAATGTCCGCAACTGCTATCAAACGTATCTTGCAAAAAGATATGAAATCTATTCATAAAAATAATTTAAGTGATTCTGGAATTTATATAGAATTTAATGAAGAAAATATGTTGGAAGCGGTGGCTATGATTAAAGGTCCTGAAGATAGTGTGTATAAGTATGGTATTCTATTTTTTAAAATAGATTTCCCAACAAATTATCCATTTTCACCTCCAAAAGTAAGATATATATCCAGAGGATCTATAAGAATTCACCCTAATTTATACACAGGCTCATCACAAGATAATTATTTAGGAAAAGTATGTATTTCGATACTTGGTACGTGGTCAGGACCACAGTGGACTACGATTATGGATATAAGTAGTGTCTTATTATCGATACAATCCTTACTAGATAATAATCCACTAGATAATGAACCAGGGTATTCTAATAAACAAACAGAAGTTCATGAAAAATATAAAGCATGTGTTACATATGAATCATGTAGAACCTTAATCATTAAAAATATATTTGATATACCTGAACCATTTTTATGTTTTAAAGATATTATAAATGAACATTGTATTACAAATAAAGATAACATTATAGAATCATTAAACACCTATATAAGTGAATCTGAATATGATTTAAAAACCATAGATATCCATGTCTATCGGATTAAATTATTAATAAATTATGGTCATTTAAAAAAAATATTTCTGGCGAAATATTCAAAAGTATAAGTTCATAAAATTTGATTTTCAATTAAAGAAAAAATAAGTAATAAATATATACATGGAATTATCTTTTTGTAAAGAGTGTGATAATGTGTTAACTATATATGAAAATCAAGAAACTAAAAAGCTTCATAATTGTTGTAAAGCATGTGGAAATATAGAAGATATTATAGCAGGTAATAAGCCTATATACTCAAATAATAATAAATTAAAATTTAATACAATCAATATCATAAATTCAAATTCATATATTACACACGATATAACATTACCAGTTATTAAAGGTAATACAAATATTAAATGTAAAAATGGATTATGTGATTCTGAAGTAACAGATATATCATATATTAAATATGATAGTACTAATATGAAATATATTTATATTTGTAAGCATTGTGGTGCTAAATGGAGTAATACATTATAACATTAAAATTTGATTTATATTTAAAATATAACATATGTATAGTTTAATAATGGATGAAAATGAATATGAATACAATTTAGAGGAGACTGAATATGATATAGTAGAGAATATTATAGAGAATATAGATGAAAATATAGAAGACGTAGATACTTTTAATAAAAATTACGCCCATAATATTAAAAAAAATATAACATCACCTGTATTAAATAAATATGAAAAAACGCGAGTATTATGTGAAAGAACTCAACAAATTGAAAATGGCTCTATTCCTTACATAAGTAATATAGAACGGTTTACTACTTCATATTCAATAGCTGTTGAAGAATTTAATCAAAAGAAAATTCCATTTATAATTAGACGACCTCTACCCCATCAGAAAGGGTATGAATATTGGAAATTAAAAGATATGGAATTTTAAAATAAAATATTGTATAATATATATATATGATAATTGATAGTAAAATTATAATTCCTATGTGTTTAGTTTTTTTATTGTTTATGTGTGTATTTAATGATAATGATATACCTCCAGAAGGTTTTACTGGAGAAGGAGAAGTTCTAAGTGGTGGAGCAGGACCCAATAAAGCGCCAAGACCAACTAAATATAATCAAGGTAAAGTTATTGATAACGCTGAAGCATCTTATAAAACACAAGATTACGAATCTATAGGTTTAGAACCACAGGCAGTAGACATGGAGCCTGCCCCTAGTATGGAACATTCATTAGATGATATCATGGGTGCCCCTATTAACATGTCAAGTTACAATTTACTTTCAGATAATGAACAAGGTGGGGTATATGATTTAGTTGATTCTGAATTACCTACCACATATCCTAGAATAGGTTCAGCTGATAACCTTGGTATGGATACATTATCAACTCATGGTGGTGGTTCGGATGTTGGCCATGGTTCTGCCGGTGGTTCTGCCGGTGGTTCTGCCGGTGGTTCTGCCGGTGGTTCTGCCGGTGGTTCTGCCGGTATAGATAAACAATTTAAAACTGTTATCATATATGCTCCCTGGTGTGGTCACTCTACAGCAGCCTTACCTGATTTTGAAAAAATTAATAAAAAATTTAATAATTTAAAACCAAATGAAACAAATGGTTGGGACGTTTCATGTGAATTATACGATTCGGATACACCCGAAGGGGGGGAAAAAGCTAAAGAATATGATGTTCAAGGATTCCCATCTGTATTTGTAGAAGTTAACGGAGAGCGTGATGAAGGTCCACGCGACTATGGTAATATGGTAAAACTGATGAATGATGTAACCGGCTCTAAAGTTAATTAATATTTTTTATCTACTACATATTGATTTTTATATCCACCATATTGAGGTTCTTCTCTATTTCCACCACCATTTTGCTCAGCATAATCCCAATATTCTTTAGCTCCTATTTTAAAGTGGTCATGTTCTGTTGCTTTATACCAAAAAACTTGATCTTCTAGCTTATTGCTCTTGGCGTTATTATTGACTACTAAACATTCAAAGTTTTCAGTACATTGATCCATCACTTGACAAAACATTTCAAATGTTGGAAACATACCAGCATAATGTTCATATAATCTTCTTCTATTATTAACATAGTTTTCTCTAAGAATAAATATAAAATCAACATTTGTCCTTAAATTAGGAGGAATACCTAGAGCATATTGCATTGTTATAATAAATAATATTTTGTAGTGTCGACCATTCATAAATAACGAACGCACATTCTTATCTTTCACCCATGACTGATCATAAATACAATCATCTAGTAATAAAAATAAACGTGGATCTATATTTATATTACTATTTATTTTATCTATCATCATTTTTTGTCTTTTTATCACATTGGATATAATACCTGGTGTATATTCATCGTGAATAAATAAGGGAGGAACCATTTTACCGTAGTATCCATTTGCTTGTTCGGTCCCTGATATGACTTGACCACAAGGTATATCTTTATGGTGATGTAATAGATCTGTACATAAAAAAGATTTACCTGTTTCTCTTTTTCCAACTAAGACAACTACTTTGTCATCTTTAATTTGACTCATATCAAATTTACGTAATTGAATTTCCATTATAACTTAAAATATAAATTATTTTAGTTTTTATAAACGTTTAATCTAAATAAAAATTGTATAAGATTTTACAATATGTTACATACAATAAAATATCAAAAATGGACAAAGGATGATATGAAAAAATTTAATAATTCTCTGCGAGACATATTAAAATTAAAAGAACCACAATTATATTTTCCAATCATGTCTTTATTTTTTTATATTCATAATACTCCTAATTCACATAGATTAATTGATTTTAAGAGGTCTCATTATATAAAAGAAATTATTGAATATAATCAATTAAAAGAATATAATTCAAATTTATTAGTTAAAGCTAATACTATTAACAATGGTTCAGAAGAAACCACTTATTTATTTTGTAAAACTATATCATTACTAGACCCTGTTCATTATCTATTGAATAATTACAATATTTCAAAACATAGAAACCCTTTACTACCTTCTAATTATTCATTTAACACATATACCAAAATAAATGATATGAATAATATGGCTTATATTGATGTCTTTTTCTCTTATTTAGCGAGTGAAATCGGTATTCACGATAAAAACCCATCTTTCCCTATCTATTATGGATCAGTAAACGGACTAAATGATTATATTCATGATATTTCAGAAGATATAGATGAATTAAAATATCATAATGGATTTAATAAATTAATGAAACATATATCCATAAAATCAATTGATATATCCGATTCAGATTCAAATTCAAATTCAGATTCAGATTCAGATTCAGATTCAGATTCAGATTCAGATTCAGATTCAGATATTGATGATTGTATAGTTAGTATTAAAAATACACCTGTTATTTGTTTATTTATTGAAAAATTAGAAGGGACATTAGAAGATATCATTAAATATGAATTAACATTACCATTATTGAAAAGTTGTTTATTTCAAATTACGTTTGCTTTAATTTATCTTCAAAAACATTATCATTTCACACACAATGATCTACATATTAATAATGTGATGTATAAGTCAACCGATAAACCTTATATATATTATAAATACAATAACCAATATTTTAAAATTCCTACCTATGGAAAAATATTCAAGATTATAGATTTCGGAAGAAGTATTTTTACTTACCAGAAAAAAACTTATATGAATGATGTATTTTCCAAATATGGTGAAGCTGAAGGACAATATACACACCCTCCCCAAGTTAGTTTTTTAAAGATGAATTTAAATGATATAACATACCCTAGTTATTACTTTGATTTATGTCGTCTGGCTATCACTATGATTGATGAAATACGTTATAATCATGATGATGAACTCGAAGATTCTGAAGATTATCAAGATTTTTTAGATTTCTTGAAATTTCTTGTAACGGATGAACACGGTTCACGATTAGATAAAGAAGATGATAATTTTGATATTTATATTAAAATATCAAGGGCAGCAAAAAATACTCTACCTACTGAAGTTATTATGAATTCTATCTTCCATGAATATCGAGTGAAGAAAAAACACTTCCCTAAATCAACCTATTATTCTGTATAAACATAAAAATACAGTTACTTACTTACTTACTATTTATTACCTACTTATTTACAGACTGTTTACAACTACTTCAAAGGGAGTGTTCTTCGCATACCCTTTTTCTGCTGCTTCGCGTTCCATACTGTCGTGTGCTGTGGTAAGAATATTACCGATGTATGTGTGGAGGTGGAGGTAACCGATGGATGCAGCATTCCCTACATGGAACGAATTCCTAAGTTCTGGATTCTTGATGGCTTTATGGTAATTCGTCTGACACGAAGGAGACAAATCGGATTCCACGACTTTCATAGACTTCGTTTGACCGTCATTCATCTCTAACATACCAGATTGCGAGTAGACCCACTTGAATGAACCAGGCATAGTCTTTGGACCTTTCAAGAGAATGAGTGCGGCTTTCTCGCCTAGTTCTTTCATTTCTTGGAGAAGAGGTTTGTGTTCTGCTTTGAGAGTAATTGCGTTGTAGATACGCTTGTCCTTAGGGATGGTTACAACATGAACTAAAGACATGAGTGCTGAGGAGCCACCGACTTCCTCCCGAACAGGATTCATCGTGTTCACGGTTTCCCCGGCCCTGAATCCGCCTGGAATGAAGGAGACACAGTTCTCCGATTCAGCTACCATGAGACCACCATCCGCGATAGGGGTCTTAGGTTCTTGTTTGAACTGGAAGACTGGTTGACCGATGTTAGGACCTCCTGGGACAGTTCCTGGGGCGTAGATCGTCTTCCCCTTTTCGGTGTAGGAAATGGTATCGGTTTCACCTTTCTCCCAGGAATCAACTGCCTCAGCGAGTTCCCACGAGTCCAGAGGAGGGAGAGTGAAAGAAGGTTCTGCTGGTGTCGAAGTAGTCCTCTTCATACAACACGACATTACCGATGCCTTCTTCACCTTGGTCTTGACCTCTGTCAAGATAGGCGAGTTAGTGCGGACCAACGTAGCATCGTCACCCCACATCGTTCCGTTGTCGGGTTTAGACAAGGAATTGCGGAGAGTGTTGTTTGAGGATGAGAACATCTTTGATAGTTTGTTTACGTT